TTGACGCGTATAACAGATCTCTCTCTAGCGCAGCGGATAGGATGATAAAGAAGCTGTATAACAAGGGCTTAGACGAGGGTGACTTCAACAGCATCAAGCTCTGGCTAAGCCATCGCGCGGGCTGGACCGAGACAAAGCGCACAGAGCTGACAGGCAGGGACGGCGATCCCATCGAGATTGATCAACACTGGACCATCGAGGTAATTGAGTGATGCCACTGAAAAAAGGCTACAGCAAGAAGACCATCAGCAAGAACATCAAGAAAGAAGTGGAGTCTGGCAAGCCGCAGAAACAAGCGGTGGCTATCGCGCTCGACGTAGCGCGTAAGGCAAAGAAGAAGGCGCACAAGTACGAATAATGCCAAAAATGCAAATCCCCAAGAAGCTCAGGCGGTTCATTGACACGCCCAAGCGCTTCAAGGTAGCTATCGGTGGCCGTGGCTCAGGGAAGTCGATGAGCTTTGCTGACATGTGCCTCATGGACGCGCAGGTCAAGGGAATCAAGACTGCATGCTTTCGGGAATTCCAGAACAGCATCGACGACTCAGTGCATGCTCTGCTCAAGTCAGAGATCGAGCGACTGAACCTTCAGGGGTTCGAGGTCCAGAACAATCAAATCCTTTTAAACAACGAACCAGTCTTCAAGTTCCGAGGTCTAGCAAGAAACCCAGAGGGCGTGAAGTCCATGCACGGGTTCCAACGGTTTTGGGTCGAAGAGGCTCAAACCATTTCGTTCAACTCTCTCAAAGCCCTGACGCCCACTCTGCGCGAGGAAGCGTCGGAAGTCTGGTTCAGCGCTAACCCGCGATCAAGCGTTGATGCGTTCTCCAAGCGGTTCATCCAGCCATACGAGAAGCAATTGCGGCGCGACGGATTCTACGAAGACGCCTTGCACTTGATCGTCATGATAAACATCTCGGACAATCCACTGGCTCCAGATGTCTTGAAGCAGGAGATGCAGCACGACAGAGACACGATGTCCACGGCGCTGTATCAGCACATCTGGCAGGGCGAATACTACGACTCGGTTGAGGACAGCATCATCCCGACTGAGTGGTACGACGCTGCCATAGACGCGCACAAGAAGCTGGGCTTTAGTGCGTCTGGCGCAATCATTGCTAGCCATGACCCATCTGATGAGGGCGGCGACTCGAAAGGCTTTGCGTTGCGGAAAGGGTCTGTCGTGCTAGATGTGTGCGAAATGGTCACGGGCGACTCAAATGAAGGGATGGACTGGGCTCTGAAGAAGGCTCGTGACGCTCAGGCCGATTGGTTCGTGTGGGATTGTGACGGGCTGGGGATCTCGCTGAAGAGGCAGGTAGATCAGGAGCTAGAGTCAACGAAGATGCAGAAGCATCAGTTCCGAGGCTCCGAAACGCCCGATGATGCGGCTGTTCCCTATAGCGGTTCCGACTCGAAGACCAACAGGGACACGTTCTTCAACAAGCGGGCGCAATACTGGTGGAAGCTCAGGGATCGGTTTGAGGCGACTTACAGGGCGGTTGTGAAAGGCGAGTACATCCATCCAGACGAGCTGATCTCCCTATCGTCGGAGATTAGTGTGCTTGACCAGCTTCGCAGCGAAGTTTGCAGAATTCCGCAAAAACGCTCAAATAATGGTAAAATCCAGATAATGTCGAAGATAGACATGGCGAAGAAGCCGTATGAGTTGCCGTCTCCCAACATGGGTGACGCGCTCATGATGTCTATGTTCTCACCAAAGGTAGTCCAGAAGACTGCCACATCAATTAACTTTACGGGCTGGAACTGATATGGCCGAATACGACAACGGGCGCGAAGAGAAGGAAGAGTCGGCTGAGTACAGTGAGGACGATCTTTCGTACAAAGCGAAGTATGACGACCATCAGGCGATCATAAACTTGCTCAGCTCTTGTCAGCAGGCTGATCACGACAACCGCGAGCAGGCCCGTGAAGCTCATCTGTTCCTCGATAAGCGTGACGGTCAGTGGGAGCCCTACTGGTGGAATGCTAACCAGAACAAGCCGCGCTACACATTCGATCAGGTAAACCCTATCGTCTCTCAGGTCACCTCTGAGATCGAGCAGGCTGACTTTGATATCCGAGTCTCTCCGGCTGGAGGTAACGCTACAAAGGACGTAGCGATGACTTACGACGGGTTGATTAGAAACATCGAGAACCTATCCAACGCCAAACAAATCTACGCCCAAGCCTGCCGCGGCATGGTAACTGGTGGATTTGACGCTTGGCGTGTCTGCTCAAAGTACGCCGATGACAACTCCTTTGATCAAGACATCATGATCGAGAAGATCGCTAATCCGTTGGATCGAGTGTGGTTTGACCCAGCAGCGGAGAAGCAGGACAAGTCTGACGCTCGCTATGCGTTCGTGTTACATCCGATGGCCGTGGACGAGTATGAGGCTCGCTGGCCGGAAGGATCCAAGGAGTCTGTCTCCGATGACCGTGAGGGCGATGCCTACTACGACAAGGCTGAGGTCATTGTTGTTGGAGAGTTCCTGTACGTCGAGTCTGAGGATCGAGAGCTGGTCATGATGTCCAATGGTCAGACCCACGAGGTCAATGATGACTTTGAGAAGATCAGAGACGACCTAGAGGCTCTTGGGGTAACCGAGGTTCGTCGCCGCACTCGCAAGATGCACAAGGTATGCTCTCGCTACTTTGATGGCCGAGACTGGCTTGAGGACGAAAACGACACCGTTTTCAACCGTATTCCCGTGGTTCCCGTGTATGGGAACTACAAGATATTCGAGAACAAGACCATCTACTGGGGTGTCGTCGAGAAGTTGCTAGACCCACAACGCGTCTTGAATTACGCCATGTCGCGTGAGATCGAGGAAGGCGCTCTGGCTCCTAGAGCTAAATACTGGATGACGCTGACTCAGGCTGCTGGTCATGAGAAGCAATTGGCTACCCTGAACACCAACAGCGATCCTGTCCAGTTCTTTAACGTAGACCCAGAATTCCCGCAGGTTCCCCAGCAGAATGGTGGCGCCCAGATTAACGCAGGGCTGCGAACTGTGGTTCAGGCGATGCAGGGCATGATGAATGCCACGTCTGGGATGTTTGCCGCTAACATGGGCGACAACCCTAACGCTCAGTCAGGAGTCGCTATCAGGCAGCTTCAAAACAAGGGTGACAACGCTACCTACCAGTACACTCGGGCGATGGAGATCGCTATCACTGCCACGGGAAATCTGATCAAGGACGCCATCCCCAAGGTCTACGACACCGCTAGGACTATCAGGGTTCTTCGAGAAGATGACTCCTACGACATGGCAGACATCAACCAGAAAGTGATTGATAACGCCACTGGCGAGATCGTTGTGGTGAATGACCTATCTGTTGGGGTCTATGATGTAGTCTGTAAGGCTGGTCCTAGCTTCCACAATCGCCAGCAGGAAACACTGCAAGCAATCACGCAGCTCGCTCAAGTAGATCCAAGCCTGATGCAGATCGCCGGTGACCTTTTACTACAGAACATCAATACCCCAGCGGCGTCTCAGATAGCCGAGCGCAAACGCTCCCAGATGATTGCTGCTGGTCTGATCCCTATCACTCAGATGACTGATGAGGAGAAGATGCAGGCACAGCAGAAGATGGCTCAAGGCCAACAACAGCCTGACCCTGCGATGGTTCTCGCTCAGGCCGAGCAGCAGAAGGCTCAGGCAGAGATGCTGAGAGCGCAGATCGAGGTCCAGAAGCTCCAGAATGAGCAGATGAAGCTGCAACTGGAAGCTCAGAAGCTCCAGACCCAGACCATCGGTGATCAGGCAGAAAATCAGATCGACGCCTTCAACGCGCAGACTAAGCGCATGGAGACCCAGATCAAGGCTCAGCAAGCAGGGGCCACGATTGACAACACGGCGGCCAAGACTATTGGCCAGAATCTCAGCAATCAGCAGAAGATGTCCGACATGATGGAAGAGCAGATGATGAAGTCGCGCATCCCGTTCATGTCAGACGTGGAGTTGATGACCATTGCCAACCGTTGAAGAGCTAGCACGCCAAGAGTTGCTCCGTCGGATTCAAAGCCGTCAGGTCCAGCCCATCCCGCAGACTATGACTCCGGTCAAGCCTACCATCCGCTCGGCGCTTGGTAATCTGATGCGTGATGCCGTTGATGCCTCTGGTATCGGTGGTGGATACCGTCAGGGTCTCATGAAAGCTGCTCAGGGCATGGAGAATATCGGCCTAGACTTTACCCCTGCTGGGTTTGCTATGGACGTACAGGAGACCGGACAGGCGCTAGGACGTGGCGATCTCATTGACGCTGGCATCAGCGCACTTGGAGTTGTGCCCGTTATTGGAGATGTGGCTAAGAAAGGGGCGCAGACTGCCAGATCTGCATTGCGAGGATTATCGCCAAGAGACGTGCCTTTTGATGATCGGTTTAGCCCAAGAAAAAACAGCGCTCCAAAGGCCAGTGGGGATTATTTAAGTTTGCCTGAAAGAGAGAGGCTGAATCAGGCGCAATTTTCATATATTGGAAATCCCATCGAGGCAGAAACTACAAGCATAATTGATTTGGAAGGCAGACCATTTATCACAACTATGTCTGATAGAACTGGCGCTGGGTATTCACTGGCTGGCGTCAATGATGTGCAATTTGATAGGCCAACATATTTGCACGGTGGTCAGGATTTTATGTTTGATAATCCTGATTTGGTTTGGGCTTCTGATCCAAAAGTTGTAAATCAAATGCACGCTGTCGCTCAAGAACTAAAGAAAAGCACTGGGCAAGATCCACTATTCTTGCCGTGGAGGATGGCCCCTACAGGCGGGGATTACGCCACGATGACAACCGATGTCATGTATGAATATGCCCATAAGAATATGGACTCAGATATTGCCGCTAGAATAGATAAGGCGATTAGAGAAGATGGGATAAATGTCAGTAAAAAGGATGCTGCTGGAAATACCAGATCCATTCAGATCATTGCTCCAGAATGGAAAGGAATTAAAAACTCAGAAACCGCAGAACAGATAGCTACCCTATCAGGAGATCAGAGAAAGATGATTCAGGCAATTCTTGACCGCGACGGTCGAGATGCTGGAGGAATCAGTCTTGGAGAGGCAAGGTTGGCGGTATCTGATCCAAGACAATATAACGCACCAGCCGGTGGTTTGCAGAATGTAGGGATTGTAGATACAGCTCGTGGAGTCACTACCAGCACTCATCCAACATATAGCGGAGGGTTGTCAGGTCAGGGAATTGGCAGGCTGAAAGAAGATGTACAAGCCTATCAGTTGTTGCCAGAACTTGCTCAATTCAGAAAGTTAAATGATCCACGAAATCCAAGGGCGACTGATTTACGAGCATTACAGATGAAGCCATATTCTGGAATTATTACTGAAAGCCATTTACGCAAGATCTTCAGTGAGTGAGAATAGGTAATCTTGTTTAAATTCTTGATCTAACGCATATTCCTTAAGAAACTCAATGACTTGAGTGTGACTGATAGATTTATCACATATAAATCTTGCCTCAAGAACTGATAAGGCAAACAACATTTCTTCTGACATTGGCACGTCAGTATTAGTTAAAGGCGCATATTGCATAGAATCCTCCTTAGAGGAATCATGTTATCTCGCTGCGCCACTCTAGGCAAGCATTTAGTCAACGCCAGCTAAGAACCTAATCTTCTCCTCCAGATCCTCCATAAGCTGCATGATGCTTTCGCTACCGTGCCTGTCTGTGTAGAGCAGCTCCTCCACGCGGTCCATTATTTCAGCGGTGATCTCTTCTGGGTCATCTGATTCAAACAAATC